ATATTTAGCCGAATTTGCATATTTAGAAGCAGAAAAAGAGCACGAAGAGTGGCTTTTCTGGAAAGAAGATGCTAAATTTGAGAAAGAAAAGAGGGCAGCAAAAATTAAGATAAAAGCAGAACATGATAAAGATAGAATTGAGTGCGCACCAGTTTCAGGAATTAGTTAAAGCAAATTACTCACTAGACATAGTATTTTTACTCAAAGCTTTAGAGAGTGGCTTGGATCTGGATAAAATGGCTGAATCTTCGGTTAAAATGGCTTCTTTGCTTCAGAATATTAATAGAAAGAATCTAATCAACGATGGAAAATTGACACTGGAAGGGAAGTCTGTAATGGACTTCCTTTCTAATGTTGATGTGGAAACCAAGTTTGTAAAGAAGAAAGCTAGTGAGGATTGGTTCACCGATTGGTGGAAAGCTTATCCAGCTAGCGATACATTTACATATAATGGCAGAACATTTAATGGATCTAGGGCATTAAGGACAAAGAAGGATGATTGTAAGGCTAAGCTCAATAAGATACTCCTGGAAGGAGATTATACAATTCAAGAATTGATTGATGCTATAAAGCTTGAAACTCATCAGAAAGCAGAGATGTCTGTTAAAACAGGCCAGAATAAAATGTCCTATATGCAGAATTCTATGACATATTTGAATCAAAGAACATTTGAAAGCTATGTGGAGCTAGTGAGAGCTGGACATAAGATTAAAGAAGAAAGTAAAACACCAACAGGAGGAGTAGAAATATGAGTTTTGATCTATTAAAAGCAGAAGTGGAAGCTGGTAAGCAGGGAAAGAATAATGGAATTCCTATGGGATTTCATAGACTTTCCAAGTATATAGGCATCCGCAAGAAGATTTACACTCTTATATTCGGAGCCACAGGATCTGGAAAAAGTAGTTATATGCACACAGCCTATATTCTCAATCCTTTTGACTGGTATGTTAATAACAGGGATAAAGGAGTGAAGTTTAAGGTGATTCTCTTTTCAATGGAAAGGAGTAAAGTGTACATCCTGGCTAAATGGTTGTCTAGAAAGATATTTATTGATCAAGGCATCCTGATACCCATACAGAAGCTATTGGGATGGTGGGATACAAAACTCACTAAAGATGAGCATGATTTGTTTCTTGCTTATGAATGGTATATTAAAGAGCTGTTAGAGGTGGTTGATATTATTGAGGGAGCACAGAATCCTACAGGTATTTATAAGTATGTAAAGAACTATGCCAAGGATAATGGTAAATTTGAGAAGATTGACGAATATCATACTATTTATATCCCCAATCATCCTAATGAGATTGTTATTGTTGGAGAAGATCACCTAGGCTTGACAAAGCTTGAGAGTGGTATGAAGAACAAGAAAGAAGCAATTGATAAGGTGAGTGAGTATAATCAGTATTTCAGGGATAGTTTAGGATATAGTCCTGTAGCTGTTAGTCAGCTTACTAGGAATCTAAGCAATCCCATCTATCAGAAGATGGACTCCTTTGAACCAACAATTGATGATATTAAGGAATCAGGTAGACCAGGTGAGGATAGTGACAATGTTATATCTCTGTTTGATCCTGCTAGGTTTAAAACAAATGATCCATCCTATAAGGTGGATAATTTCATAGATCTATCTACAGGAGGTAAGTTCTTTAGAAGCGTTAAGATATTAAAAAACACATATGGAGAAGATGATATTAGGATTGGTATGGCCTTTCAAGGCGCTACTGGTATCTTCAAAGAACTACCTAAGGCAAAAGACATGGAAAACTTTGACTATACTACTCTTTTTACTGGGCAGTATTTTCTATAATCCCGAAATAACATGGAAAGAACACAGTATTTAGAATACAGAAAAAGAGGATCAGTAGAACCTATGTATGAATATTACAAGGAATTCAAGGATCCAGGTAAGAAGCTATTAGATGTACATGAATTCATCAAAGCTATCAATGAATATCCCTTTTCAGAACAATGTAACAAGGTGGCATGTGCTTATTATGATGCTAAGTTCTTCATAGTAAAGATAACAAACAAATTAGGAGGATTAATAAGATACGAATGAAAATCTGGGCAATTAGTGATACACATGGAATGCATGAACAATTAAAGGTTCCTGAAGGCATAGACATGGTGATTTATGGAGGAGATTGTTCCAACTCCTTTAGTAAGGCTATCAATTTCAATGAGGTGGCTAAATTTTTGGAATGGTGGAATGCTCTTGACATCCCTCATAAGGTATTAATAGCTGGTAATCATGATACTAGCATGGAAAATAATATGCATGGATTTAATAAGCTGGATAAAAGCAGGAATTTCCATTACCTGGAGCATCAATTTAAAGAGATAGAAGGATTGAAGATTTTTGGAAGTCCATTTACACCTACATTTGGTACATGGGCTTTCATGAAAGACAGAGCAAAGATGGACAAGCTATGGGAACATATCCCTGATAACTTAGACATCCTTGTTGTACATGGACCTCCAAAGGGTATTCTAGATCTATCAGAGAATAGGTTTGGGGAAATAGAGCAATGTGGAGATAAAGCTCTTTTGAGACATGTTCTCCATAGAAAGCCTAAGGTGATGATCTTTGGACATATTCATAATTACAAAGAATATATGAACCAGGGTATAAGAGAACATGGAGGAGTGAAATTCATGAATGTCTCTTGTGTAGAGGATGGAAAATTTGACATAGGTTTAACATCAAACGGTATAACATTTGAATTATGATACCTACAGCAGAAGAATTTGCAAGAAGAGAATATGATGATGATCGTCATATTGATGAGTTTGCAGAAAGACAAATTGACATGAAACATGCTTTATGGATGATGCAAGCTTTTGCTAAATTACATGTTCAAGCAGCATTAAAAGTTGCAAGTGAGAAAGCTGAAATTAAAATTAAAGATAATTATAATGAATCCTACTCTTTAGTAAAATCCGAAACAGTGAATTATAATTCAGTAGGTGTTTATAATGTATATCCAGAAGAGTGTACCAAACATCGAATTGAAGTATTTGAGAACTCAATTTTAGAAGCTTACCCTTTAACTAATATAAAATGACAGCAGAAGAATATTTTGAGGAAAACCTATCAGGAGAACCTCTAACACAAGAAGCAGTAGTGGAGGCATTAAAAGAGTTTGCCGAAGAACATCTGGTAGACCTTATAACAGATCTTCAAGATGATTTATCAAACACAGTGGATCGTACAATTTTAAGAAGAATTAAACATGAATTATGACATTTTTAATAGTGTATTTAATAGGATTTGTCGTAATATGGATTATTGACAGATGGCAAAGTGGTCCAGCAGATGATTGGAATGAAATTGGAATGAGGTTCACTGTAGCCTTCTTTTCATGGACCTTTTTAATAGTATATTTATTAATATTAGCCATGCATAGTTTCCAGGAATGGTTTCCTCAAACTCAATCAAAAGCTAAACCCCCTCGCTGGTTATGACACAAGATGAGCTACAAGAAGGTATAATAACAAAGGCTGTAAAGTTCTTTGAGAAGGATAGGTGGGGCTATTTGGATTTAGCTATGAGATCTGGTAAAACTAGAATTGCCATAGAAATAATGAAGCGTAGATACCATAAGCCTTACATCCTTGTAGCCTATCCAGATAATAAGCTTAAGGACACATGGAAGGATGAATTGGAGAAATGGGGCTTTACCAATGGTCTCATTGATTTTGTCAATTTTAGTTCCCTAAAGAAGCAATTGAATAATAGTTACAACATGGTGGTGTGTGATGAGTTTCATGCATTAAGTCCAGCAGAAGCTGTTTATATGGAAGACATTATAAAACGCTCAGGACAGACTTTATTCCTCTCTGGGACAATTAGCAAGGATACTAAAGAAAAGTGGCCTCAGTTCAAGGAAATAGCCAAATACACCACATTAGATGGTATAGCTGATGGCATCCTTGCAGACTACCAAATTAGTGTCCATGTAGTGGCCCTAGATAATGTAGTTAAGAGTCCTAATAAGAAAGGAAAGATGCTGACAGAGAAGCAGAAATATGACAATTATTCCTATGTTATTCAGCAAATGAAACAAGATGGAAGGAATTTCATGCATCTGGCTTTGGCAAGGAATAGGTTATCACTGTCCTCTATTGGGAAAATGAACTATTTAAGGAAACTATTAAAGAAATTAGAGGATAAGAGGGTGATTGTATTTACAGGACTAGCAGATGTTGCTGATAGTATTGGCATACCATCCTACCATTCTAGAAGTGCTTCTGATGACTTTTATGTAGATTTCTTTGATAGGAAGTTCAATCATTTAGCTTTGGCAGCTATGGGGAAGGTGGGAGTAACATACCCAGCTCTGGATTCCGTTATTCTAATGAATTTTACATATAATGCTGAAGAAAGCTCACAAATCCTCAATAGAGCGATTAAGCTTGATTATAAATCAAAGGTGGCAGATCTACATGTAATTTGTTTGAATGAACCAGCAGAGCTAAAAAAGGTGAAAGAGAGCCTTTCTATGTTAGACCAATCTAAAATCAATATGTATGAGGTGGAAGACTAATGAACAAAGGATAGGAGATGTGCGAATACATAAGAGATTTGCATGGGTTCCTATAGAGATAAATGGACATGTTAGATGGCTAGAAACCGTCACCACAGAACAGATATTTGTAAGACGAAATTACATTGAAGACATCAGATATGTGTGGCAAGATATTCGATTTATTGACGAGAAAAGTGACAAAATAGTTGGAAATTAGGCTAAAAAGACGTAAATTTAAAGAAAATGGCAAAGAAAGTAGTAAGTAAAAAAGTAGAAAAGAAGGTTGAAAAAACCTACTATGCAATCGCTAATAACGATTATGGTGATATGGGTGAATGCATCACTGATGATATATTTGAAACTGCTTATAAGGAATATGTAGATTGCATAGGTGATGATGATCCTTTATTTGTTTATAAAATCACCCTACTTGGAAAAGTAAAGAAAACCATAACAATTGAATAAAATGGCAAAGAAAAAAGAGACAAAAAACTACGTAGTAAGTGCATGTACAATGGGTGATTTGATATGTACATCAGAGTCTGTAAAAGATGCTTATGAAATGGAAATATCCAGTAATCCAGAAGCTGTAACTGAAAAACTTTATGTATATGAAGTGAAACTTCTTGGTGTACTGAAGACTGATTTTAGTGTAGTAGAAGACACCCCTACCCCCCAGGTATGAGTTATGTATTACTGTTTTTCGTGACAATTTTGCAGAATGCAAGTTTCACGCTGGTAAGTAGAGCCAGAAACAGCAATTCTATACTATTTCATGGACTAGCTTCCGTTGCTAGCAATGGAATTTGGTTTATGGTGGTAAGACAGGTGACACAAACTGATGCTAACACTGTAGTATTAGGAATTACATATACCACTGCTGCTGTAATAGGTAGTATTGGTATGCACTACATCTCCATGAATTATCTGGAGAAGTGGTTTAAAGCAAAGCAACAATAAAAAACAAATAAATATGCCAGCTCAAACAATGACAGAAAAAGAAAAAGAATTTAAGCTACCAGATGACGTAACTCCAGTTACAAGCACTAATCCAAGGGATTTGGTTATTATTTCCATTCCAAAGATGGGTAAAGGATCCATTTTAGGAGGATTTACTAAGAATCATAATGCCTTGGTGTTAGATTTAGAGAAGGGTGGATATGAGTTTATTGAAGCTCGTAAAATCTCCACTTATACAGATCAATCATCAACTGTTTGGGATAGTTATCAAACTTACATCAAATATCGTAAGATGCTTCTGGAGAACAAAGGTAAGTATGAATATCTAATTATTGATGGCTTGTCTGATTTGGATGAATTGTCTGTAATTGGAGGCACAATAGCATATATGAACTCTGTAATTGGAAAGAAATTCAATAGAGAGGGAAATGTAGAAGGAGGAAGGAAATATGAGTTTGGGGAACCAGAATGGAAATCTGTATTAACACTTCCTGAGGGAGCTGGATACAATCATACCAGACAATGGTTCTTGCAACAAATTGAATTCTTCAGGCAGATTTCTCCATATAGGATATATGCTGCACACGTATCTGATAAGTTTATCAAGGATAACGGTAAGGAAGAAATAATTGGATCTGAAATTAGTCTCACTGGTAAATTAAAGACTATCTTTGCATCCAAGGTGACTGCACTAGCTAAACTAGTGGCAGATGGTGATGAGAGATATTTGAACTTTGATGTGTTAAATGACAGCATTATAGCTGGAAGCAGAGCACCTCATTTGTTTGGTAAAATCCTCATTTCCAAGAAACAGAAAGACGGAAGTATAACTACATATTGGGACAAAATTTACAAGTAATATGATTTTAATAGGAAGTAGTGCAATCAAGCATCATTATCCAAACTTCCCTAGAGATCCTAAAGATGTTGATTATGTTGTAGCCCCAGGTACAGGACATGAAAGAGTGGAGGGTGTTGAATTCCTCCAAAATCCTGTACTATGGGAGTACTATAATCAACCTAAGGATGATATAGTATGTGGAGCTAATGAGATTTACACCATGAAAATGGCACATCTCTCATGGGATATAAACTGGGATAAGCATATGTACGATGTACAATATTTGAGAAATCAAGGATGTTATTGTATAGATGAGCTTTTTGATGGTATGTATGAGTTCTATACAGAATTACATGGGAAGAATAAGAGAAGTGATTTAAAAATGTCAGCAGAGGATTTCTTTGATAATGCTATCAAGTTTCCTGTAAAACATGATGACTTGCATGAAATTCTTATTACATATCCCTGGTTTGATGGTCAACGCTGTCCTACATATCAGAAAATCCTAACAGGAGAAGTGGAAGTGAGTGAAAAGTTGTTTAACATGCTATCAGAGATTGAAAAATCATTGTTAGTTATGGAAGAGGTGATGGTGATGGCAATGGAAAGGTATAGTAATTATGATTACAGACATGCCTATGCAAGAATGCTTAAGAAGTGCATCATATCACATTTCCCTATATGGGAAGCAAAGTGGGCAATTACCAACTTTATAAGGTTGGAGAGAGCACCATTCGATTTTATTAAATATTTAAAAGGAGAAATATCAATTTATGGAAATAGCAGAGATAAACAAATTGCTTAGTAACCTTCAGCATCCTGATCCTAAACTTCTTAAGAAGGTTAAACTGAAGAAAGGTCATACAGGAATTCCTGATGAATATGGTGAAGGAAACCAAGGAGAGTATAATGAGTATGATGTCATTTATAAAATTCTGTCTGAAAAAGACTTATTTTTGAAAGTGACATACACTACAGACAGTTATGCAAGTAATGATGCTGTAACAGGTGTACAAATTGTAAAAGCAAAAGAAAAAAAAGTAACCGTTTATGAGTATGAGTAAAGATGAGATTATCAAAGCCTTAGAGGCTGCTGAAATCACAGTAGATGAATTTGCATATGGAGATTTTAATAGTCCTGTAGAAGGAATAGGTGAAATCGTAGAAGTTTATCAGGAAGGTGGAGAAAATCAAGGAAGTCATTGGGAAAGTGTAAAACATCTTGTAGACCAGGATATGTACGTAAAAGTTGTAGGATGGTATTCATCCTATTCTGGCACTGATTTTGACAGTTATGATAATGATTTGCGAATTGTAACACCTAAAGAAAAAGTAATTACAGTATATGAATAGCCTAAGTACATTTCAAGAAGTGCTGAAAAGAGGGCCAATGAAAATAATTGAGCCTTCTGTTATACGTAGTAATGTATTTATACTTACTTTTGCAGACGGAAGTCAAGCAAATGTAGATATTGATACCTATGCACAGATAACTGAGCACATTAAGAACACAACGAAAATTTAACTAAAACAAATAAATATGAGCGAAAACAAAATTGGAGGAAAAAAAAGAGAAGTAGTAGATTTCGGTAAAAAGGTTGGCTTTTTTGCTGGTAAGGTGATTGCTATCAATCCTACCAGGGAAGAGTACAAAGAAGTCCTTGGAATGGATTTGAAAGAAGAATCTAAGGCAGATGAGTATTTGGGCGAGAGCAAAGAGAATAATACCACCCTGCGTGTAAGCGTGTGGTTGGAAGATGTTAAATCTAAGCAGAAGTTCAATGTTACCTTCTTCCTGGAGAATAAGCCAAGAAGTAATAAGGATGGATCCAAACAACAATATATCAATAATATTGGTATGTGTTCTTGGGCTGATGATCCTAATAACCTTCAGGAATGGTTCACCAAGCGTGATTTCCGTGAAGCTTATACAGGAGAAGAAGATTTATATACATTCATGCGTACCTGGTTAGGTACTTTGGATTATAGGGATGCTGAAACCACTCTATCGCTTGATTGGAAACGATTAATGAAGGGTGATGTACGTGATTTGAAAGCTCAAATTGGTGGTGAATATTGTACAAACGTCCTTTGTTTAGCTGTTGTTAAGACGGTTAGCAAAGAGGGTGAAGAGGAAATTAAAGAATATCAAGGTGTGTATAATCGTGGCTTCTTGCCTGAATATGCATTGAAGCAATTCAACTTGGTAGACTATAATAAGCCAGAAGTACAATCTGCACTACGTGCTAAAGCCTCTAAAGATTTAAAACCTCATGAGCGTTTTGTAGTACAAGTGAGTGACTCTGAGCATGGATGCAAAGACAGCTATATTTTCAAACCTCTGATGGACTATAATCCAGCAGATTTCTTGGTAGCTTCTAATGCAGCTATTAGCGGAGATGGCGCTGACTATTAATAGGAATTTTATTAATCAAAAGGCTGGGGATTGTCCTCAGCCTTTTTTATTTTTGCTGTATGATAGGAGGTAAAAAGAAGACAGATTTGACAATGGAGGCCATATTGCATAGAATATCAGCTTATGATATTTATCGCTTTTATATGCCTACCAAGGATTGGAGCTTAAATGAGGTGACACATAGTCCCTTCTGTAAAGACGAGAATCCAAGCTTTGTAATTGGGAATAAATATGGCAATATTACACACATAGCCTTTAATGACACCTCTAAAAGGGGAGATTGCTTTAATTTTGTTAAGCAGTTGTTTAACCTCTCTACACTAGATGAGGTGCTAAGGAAAATTGATACAGACTTCCAGTTAGGGCTATCAGGAGGTGTGAAGGGTGATTATAAAGCTATTACAGGAAATTATGAACAGCCACAAACAGTAAAGAGAAATAGTTTCATTCAGGTGATCACCAGAAAGTTTACTAATGAAGAATTAGCCTATTGGAACCAATATCATCAAAGCTTAGATGATTTGAGAGCAAATAACATCTATTCCATAAAGGATCTGTTTTTCAATAGATCTAAGTTTCCTCTAAAGGATACAGAGCTTAGATTTGGTTATTTCTATGATGGATATTGGAAGATATATAGGCCATTTGCCAGTAAGAAAGACAAATGGATGCCTAATAATGTTCCTATCACTGTAATGGATGGAAAGAAGGATATTATGGGCTGTGATACAGCTTTTATCAATAAAAGTAAGAAAGACTACATGGTAGTCAAAAAGATATTCCCCTGTAGCTGTGCTGTACAGAATGAGGGAATAGCTTGCTTCTCAGAAGAGAATGTCAAGTATTTAAAAGACAACTCAAAAACGCAAATCCTATCATTTGATGCTGATATAGTAGGAGTACAGAATAGTCAACAAATCACAAAAATGTTTGATTTTGGCTATTGTAATGTTCCCAGGAAGTATTTAGCAGAAGGTATTAAGGATTGGGCTGACCTTTCAAAAACATATAGTTTAAAAGCAGTGGAAGAAGCATTAAAACAAAAACATTTAATATAATGGAAAAGATAGGAAATTGGATATTTGTAGGAAGTTTTAGATTTAATATCAAACATTTAAGTATATAC